CTCTCATTTGGTTAGGAAAATCTATTATAATAAATCCCCAGGAATTATGATATGAACATCCATATAGGTATGCGTTACCATCAGATCGTGCAGCAGGTTTATAGTAATAACGACAACAATCTTTCCATTCAGTAGTATACTTTTTATGCTCAAAGTCAGTTGTATAATCTCCAACCTCTAATTGAACTCCAGTTAACTGAAAATAATTAGCTGTATTATTACCAAGACCTAGCGTAACTCCTGCTGCTCTATCGGCATTAGCTTTGTTACTCCAACTACTTGATAGAGTTCCACTTGAAAAATCAGTTCCTGCATCAAGCCATAAATTCACTGTTATAGCAGCATTAGTCCCAGTTTGTGGGGCTGTACCTGTTTGAACAGGGTATGTTAATGTAATTTTCTGCCAAGTATCATTTGCATTTAATGTAACTAATTGACCTGATTCAAGTGATCCTGAACTCTCTTGTAACTCAGCTACAAAAGCTTTAGTTCCTGATGACCAACCACTAATATTAGCTTTACACCAAAAAGATAGTGTTAATTTTTCAGAATTTGCAGTACCCCACCTTACCTGATCAATATTACCTCCTTCTATGTGTTGTTGGATAATTGCATAATCACCAGCAGCAGGTGAAGCATCTGCTGTAGTATTTTGTAGTTTAAGAGAATGATAAAAACCAGTTGTATTGTGATCAGCAGTCGAAGTTGCTTGAGAAGTTGTCCATGTACCTAACCCATTAATATGAGTTTCAAAGCGATCTGGACCACCATACACTTGACCAGTTATACCAGTTACAGTACCTCTTTGAGCAACTTGCATTGCACCATTAATTATTAAATTTCTACCTGGAATATTGGTGATATTTGCAGTACAGGTATTACTTGCAGCAGCTAATGATATGGCATCACCTGTGCCGTTAGCTGACCTGATTCCGTCTACGTTTAGCTGACTCATGTTGCTACCTCTTCTATTACAAAACTGGTTTTAGTTGCGGTTGCTCCCCATTTAGCTTCTGCATAATCTGAACTATGATGAACATAATTAACACAGTTAGCCCCATGTGTTCTTAGAGAGAATGTTTTCTCAGTTGTTCCCCAAGAAGCCATTTTATATTGCCAATGAAGAATTGCGTTTCCATGTGTTCCAGAACCAGAACCTTCTGTATAGCTACTAATTACTTGTAAACAATCAAGATTATCACTTATAAATAAACCTCCAGAAATACTATTAGAAACATTTGATGCTTCTCCAGCATACATAAAAGCTGTTATGTATAAATCGCAATTAGCGGTGCTAGGGGTATAAGCTTGGCTAAAAGCTTCTGCACCTTCAGTTCTTTGAGGAGTTGTATCATCATCTGGAAAAAAAGCATTAGTATAAGAAGCTCTAGGGATTTCAAAATATGTTTTTCTGATAACAACACCTGAATCAGAAGCCCATTCAAGTTCTGCGTTTGTTGCAGAATGATTAGCACTCTTAACCTTGAGTACTTGACCAGCCGACCCAGTATCACCTGGTAATTTTAAAACTGTATTAGCACTGCTACTTGGTGGCCCAGCTATTGCTGCTGAACCTCCATTAGCTGCTGCTGCAATCTTTACTTCTGCCATTAGGGTTTCGGATACTTGTCTTTGGTGGCCTTAATAGTGGCTTTCCAGCCATCAATACCATTATGGTATATGTCATCCAACTGGTCAGCAATAGAAGGGTATTCGGCTGCTCTTTGATCTTTATACTTAAGTTTATCGAGTTCTACTCTGGCGGCATCTATCTTAGATTGTTCTAAAGTTATCGTCTTCCCATCTTTATCAAAAGCCCCTGTCCCATCATCAACAGTTGTGACTTCAGGATAAGCTTTATATATTGCATGATGATCTAAACTCATGGTGCTATCTCCAGTACAGTCATTGTGCTACAACCTCTGATCTTACCTGTACCATCACTATCATTCTGACTTCTATTTATCCATATACTCCCACCATTAGCGATAGAAAACTGTACTTTATAAATTTGCTGAGTTGTATTACCAGGAGTATCTACACATATAATAGGCATCTGCATAGTTGTATCTGACCTGGTATTATAAGTTTCCCCAGCAGAACTAGGGCCTCTGCTTCCAGGACTTGAAGGTGATAATAAAGTACCATTTGTTGTGCCAATTAGTTTTAAACCTGATCCTGTATCACCGCCTGAAACAGTAACATTAGCCATGACCAACATTTTATGGGTAGAAGATGTTGGTGTAATAGTAATAGTTAGACCAGGGATATCAGCATTTACAGTAGATGATGAAAATGTATCTAATTTACTTACAAATTTTACTTGAGTAACTTGACCACCGAGAGCTGCCCAAGAATTATCACCTCTTAAATAAGTAGATGAACTTGCTGTACCTGTAGCATTTAAGTCATCAATACCAACAGCATCTGCATTTAAGCCACCAGAAGATATTCCTGAGATAGTATTATTTGATCCGTTGAATGTAAGTGCCATAATCAGATACTAGCTGATAACCCAGCGTCCGTTAACAGTAACGGTAGCATTATTTGTAATTGGGCCAACCGAATGTGCTCCTTCCGTAGCAGCTATCGTTACGTCATTACTGATCGTCAAGGTATTCTTATACATTGTTCCATCGCCTGAAGTGCTTGATACATCAGACCATGAGAGCGTTGACGAGCCATTTGTGGTTAAGGCTTGTCCATTCGAGCCATCTGCTGTAGGAAGTGTCCATAATATTGTCCCAGAAGTTAGAGCTGAACCTGCACTCTTAAATCCTACATAAACAGACTCCGTATTTCCACAGAACCTTAAACTACAAGCACCACTACTAGTGCCACTTAATAAAATACCGTTGTGATCTAAATAACCAGCATTTGTTCCTGATGATGTACTCCCTGGCCCCATCCAAGTAAAACCATTACCGCTTTGAGTTGTTGAACCATATGATGCAGCCTTAAAATATCCAGTATTTGAATTGTAAATTAAACCTGTATTAGTTTTAGGAGCCTGATCCCCAGTAGCCGCTGTAGTAAATACAGGGAAACATTCAGCATCTGTAGCTTCATTAGCTACTGGAATGGTTGAAGTATTTACATCAGCCCAAGTCAAACCTCCACTTGTTCCACTCTGTTTCTGTAAGAACTGTCCATTAGTACCAGCATTACTTATATGAAGCTTTGCCTCACTAATACCTTCATCAGATACAGTCGCAACATTAACTGCTGAACCAAGAGTAATGATAAAGAAATCAGCTCCATTAGCAGGTGGATCAGAGAAAAGAATCGAACTTCCGTTTATTGCAAATCCTTCTGATGGTTGACCTGTACCTGTATTTGGTTTTTGGAGTACTCCGTTAACCGAACAAATTAATTGTTGAGCAAGAGTTGGTGGATTACTTAATACAAATCTGTAAGCAGTACCATTAAATGAAGCACTATTACCACCAGTACCGTTATAAGAACTAAGAGTATTGATGTTAAAACTACCAACTGATTGAACTTCTTTATATGCACTAGTCGTTGAGTCATATACCATCATCTTGTCTGTATCTTTCGCATATACCAAATCTCCTTCATCGTTATCACCTAAGCCTGTGATCGTATCTACAACTCTGTATCTTGCATTGAAGTCATTGATGTCATCACTCAAGGATTTAACATCACTCTCTTTTGCTAGCTGCTTGTGATAAACGTATCTATGAACTTGAGGAGTACTACTTGTATCGCTATTTGTAATATCAGATGTGACCTGTAAACCTGTGTCATCTACTAATGTTGCTGCTGCATATTCAGAAGGAAAGCCTGTAATCCTTACATTCTTATTTGTACCAGCACCATTTGTAATGGTTATCTCATTAGAACTAGTCGTAAATCCTGATCCAACATCTTTAATACTGACAACTACACCTTGAGCTGGCTGTGTGGCAGGGAAATTAGTAGGCCCATTAATTGCAACGAAACCACCAAGTGCGTTAACAACACTGGTTACATGATCTGCTACTGCCTTTGATGTTGGTAATTCTGTATCGCTATTACTTGTAAGAGAGGTGGCTTTGGTCATGCCACTTACTACATTTAAGTTTGCAGTAGTAGAAGTAACCCCATCTAACTTATTTAGTTCTGCTGTTGTTGAAGTGATTCCAGTTAAGGTATTCAGCTCATTAGTAGAGAGAGTTGCACCATCAAGAACAGCGACCTCACCTGATGTAAGTAATGCAAGGTTGACTGCTGCTCCTGACTGGCAACTAGAAAGAGAAGTTAGATCTGCATCTAATGGTTGCTTCCCATCTAACTGTGTCTGAATAGCAGAAGTAACTCCATCTACATAGTTCAGCTCAGTAGTAGAAAGAGTTGCACCATCAACAAGTTGTACTTCAGCTTGAGTTAGATCAGCCAATGCAGCGGCTGTATCAGAACTCATAGTTGCTAGCTCTGTTAACTCAGCATCTAAAGGCTGCTTTGCATCTAGCTGTGTTTGAACATTAGAAGTAACACCATCGACATAATTAATTTCTGCTGTCGTTGCAGTTACACCATCTAACTTATTTAATTCATCAGTAGTAACTGTTGCTCCATCTAGTATTTGAACTTCTGCCTGTGTTAGATCAGCTAATGAACTAGCAGTTGCGCTAGCCATTGTTGCGAGTTCTGTTAACTCTGCATCTACTGGTTGAGTTGTTGTATCTACATAGTTCTTTGTCGCTGCATCCTGTGCTGCTGTTGGATCAAGAACATTTGTTAAACGCTGGTTATTAAGAGTTGGCTGACCAGTAGCACCATCAATAGATATACCTTGTTTTAAGGCATCATCAACTTCTTGAGCGTTATATTGATGTTGAAGATTACTAGTATCTAAGTCTGTTGCTGTGAGTGTTGAACCATCTGCATAATCAACTAAGACATTATCTAATGGTGTAATTCTTCTTACTTCAACTCTTACTCCGTTACCAGGAGCGCTAGCTAATCGTGCCGTTGTTTTATTTGGTTCGAAAGTAAAAGAAGTATCTACATAGTTCACATAGACTTTGACATGCGCTTCCTTTATGTAATTAAAAGGAATAGCAAAATCAGTTTGGCCTGTTATAGCCGTATAGATCTGATAGGAATAGGCCATTAGTTAAGCAACAAAGTTGACAAATTCAGAAGCTGTTGGATTGTACCTATCGTAACTGACTCTCTGATCATTGGCCTTTTTCTGATCCTGTTTCAGCTTTTTCTTAATTGCATCTCCAATAGTTCCTGGGCCTTGATCTGATTGATACATGAATTTATCTTTGGCAAACGCTTTGTAAATATCAATAATCTCCCACCACATTTCGCTCTTTTCAGATCTGTTGTTACCTTTAGGGTCGGCTGATGCAGCTTTATATTTTTTTGAATTAATCATTTTTGTTAATGCTTCTTCAAGTGTTAAACCAGTCTCACTTTCTATTGCATTAAGCAATCCACGACCAAAAGCATCTGTTCCTTTCTTTTGACTTCTACCTGGAAGTGGTGGATAAACTAATCTGATGCTTGTTCCTATTGTCGTAACCTGATTGATTTCAGTTCTATTTAAAACTCTATCTGGTAAGTTAAACATCCTTCTCTTCCAAACAACAAAGTTAGCGTTAGCACCTGGACCTTGCAGCCTTATTCTTTCTTCATCGACACTAACAACATAGTCTTCAGAATCTTTTTTTAATGGACCTTCATACTCTGTTCTTCCTGAAGGAAGTCTTCCTTTAAATGCTGCTAATGGACTTTGAGAATTAGCTATTTTCAATAAAGGATTATCTGCTGGAATTCCATCATCAAAAGGTACTCTTCTTACTTGGACTGGTTGACCTGTGAATGTATGAAGTACTGGTGGATTCTGTTGTGATAGATAAGGGATGCCATTCTTCCATGTATTAATTGTATTTTCAAAAACTCTTAAAATACTATCAATAGGTAAGTTATCATCGAATGGTGTATCTATACGACTAACGTCAATATCTCTTTGAATTGGATCTATTGCGTTTCTCATATCTTTTACAAAACCAGGTCCACCTAAGAATCCAGATCCAGTTAAAACTCCAATCACATATCTTTCAAAAGCACCTTGATTCCCTTTGATCTCTTGATCTAGTCCTCCAGAACCAAGTTCACTTAATAGTGTCATTAATTTTTTAAATCCACCAAAGCCACCTCTATCTGTTTGCCCGAATATTGTTTGCCTTAGCGTGGGAGCAATAGCACCCCAAGCAGTAAATGCAAAAAATGCTTCTTGATCTTTCTGTCTTAGTTGTTGATAGTTAGTTGTATAAGTTCCAATTGCAGCCCAGATATTTGCAGGGCCATCAAGCATATCTAAGGGGATTCCTCCTGTGTACTTACCAGTAAACGGATTAAGAATCTGAATTGTTAAAGGTTCTCTTCCTGTCTCTAACCACTCTTGTCTTTGTGCTTGATCAAAAGGTCTAAAGCCATTAAATTTAATTAAACCTGTTCCTGCCATAGTAATACCCATACCTAAAATTACTTGAGCAGTCGAAACTTCTCCTAAAGCTCTGGATCTTGTAATCCAATCTTCGCTATGAATATCACGCCAATAGCTATCAACATATTTATTTAAACCAGGGATAGCTCTTTGAGCAGATTTACCAATATTGGCAGGAGTTCTATTAACAGCTTGAGCTGGATAAGCAAACGCAGGTAGTGTATTCATTATCTGTTGCCATAAATACCCAGGTGAATTAGTTACACTCATCAAGCCTCTTTGTATCTCTTGGGACTTCATACCGAAAGGCATACCAATTTCTCCAAGTTGTCCATAGTCTTGACCAGGAACTTGATTAGTCCATTCAGTTGCATATTCAAGTATTTCTCTTGCATCTGTTAATCCTTCTTCTCTTGCTTTCTCTACTCCATATTCATAAGTTCTATTTTCTATAGGACTTTTACCACCTTTTGCTATTCGAATATCATCTGTAAAGTTCACCCAGTCCATTGCTTTCTTTGCATGGCTACCAGTTAATCTTCCGTTCTTTATAACTCTTCCATCAGCGAGATCAATGTTCTGCATTGCCTTTTCAACTCTTTTCATTGCAGTCTCGTGAGCTTCATTATGAGCTCTTGGTCCTTCAATTCCTTTGTTATGTAACTTCTCTATTTCTAAATCATAGAATCTAAAGTATTCAGTAGTTGGTCCAACCATTCCAGCATGGAAGCTATCAAAACCAGCCATTATTCTGCTTGATCCAGTCTTCAAAAATTCTCCTATATAATGATTAGCTATTGACAATGGATTGTTATGTCCATCTAGCCACCATTCCTTACCTGTTAATTCTTTAGTAAGAGCTTGTCCTTCAAAATCAAATTCTAATTGTTTATTTCCACCTATATACCTATTAGTTGAACCCTCAAAGGTTCCTCTTCCTAAGTTAACAAGTGCTTCATTATGTCTCATTGCAGCCCACATCATTTCAAAGGCATAAGGCAATTGTCTAAACATCTTCGGATACATTTGCCATGCCATCTCTACTCTTCGTTTTGATTGCTCAATACGAGCAGGACTCATTCCTTTTCTTGAGCTTAATTCACCCAATGCAATGTTAATTGGCATTGTTAATGTTCTATATTGACTACCACCAAATACCTTCATAAAGGTAGATGCACGAAGGAATATTAGATTTCTAAATAGATTCCATACAGTATCTCTATTTAATTTACCATCAGGAACTTTATCTACTAATTTCAATAAGTTAACTCCTGCTTTCTTGCCATCATTAAGTGCATAAGAAACAGCAGATAATCCATCTAATACTTGTTTTGCTTCACTAGTCATCTGCCCTCTTTCTAAAGATTCTGCGACACGAGGATCTAATTTCTTAGTAAGAATATTCTCGACACCATCTAAAGCTGTTTGAATAAGACTCTTAACTGGTTGATTGTCTGAACGTTCTGGAGGTATTGCAGCATCTGAATCAATAATTCTATTCGCTGCATTTTCAGAATAAAGAACTACTTTGTCTCCAGTTTTTCCATCAGGATATCGAATCCCTATATAGCCTTTCTCTCTAATAAATGCTTCTATTAATTTTTTATCGTTAGCTGTAATTTTACCTTTGAATTTAGGGTTAACTATTTTTGCTATATCGTCTAGGGTTTTATAAGAAGAAACCAGATCTAAAACCAGGAGGTCTTCCTTTACATCGCCATAAAGTTCTACACTTCCAGCAGGACCAGGGGTTTCTTTTGTGGAGAAGTAAACACCTTTTCCAGCAGGACCATCTTCCATCCCTTTAAATCCACTTTTAAGTTTAGTCTCTGCGAATTCTTTACTTACTGTTTGTCGAAGAACTGTTCCTTCGTCTAAAGATTGTGCCATGAAATCTCCAAACCCTTGTTGTAATACCTTTCCACTTTGTCCCCATTTTCTACTGATACTTTGTAGGGCTATATCTAATTTCAACTGATCTTCCATTGAGGCTAATAATCTTTGACCAGCCTTAACTTGTTCTGCTCCTAATGCACCTTCATATGAAATAGCGTTTTCAGTAAGAGTTTGAAGATTGACATCTCTATGCCAAATCAAACCAGCTAGTCCAACTAAATCATCTTGAGAGCGAAGGTCGCCTTGTCTAGCACGTTCGTAATAAACGATGGTTTCTTTAGGGTCTAATCCCAAATCAATTACATTTTTCTTTCCTAGTTGTTTAATTTGTGCCAAGTTAATACTTCTTATTCCAGTTGCAGCAGCCCTGTCACCAACAGCAGTTTGAAGTATGTCATTAAATACTGAGTTACCTTTGATTATGTCTTCTTGATCACGAGGAATGTATTCAGTTTTTCCAGAACGACTTCTTAATCTACGAGACATTTCTGCTGGATCATTTCCACCTTCGATGGTTTCACCCATTACATCTTCAATACTTCTCTCACCATTAGCTAGCTCTTCTCCTCTCTTTTTCATCCCATCAATGAAATCATCAGGGTCCATTTCAAGAATTAAACCTTCATCAGTTTGAACAGCGAAACCACCGTTTCTTGGTCCTCGTTCTGCTATCTCACCTTTACGAGCTGCTTCAAATAATTCGTTCCATGTTGTATGTTCGTCACTGAAAACATTAAGTACTGCTCTAATAATTTCTGCCATCTTTTCTAATGGTTGCGCCCATGTTGTACCTTTTTTATATTTAGATCTAATGTCAGTACGAGACCAAGCACCAAAAGCCCAAGCTTGAAGCTCAATATCTTTTAGCCCTTTAAGTTTTGTTTCAGCTAGTTCAGGATAGGCTTCTCGAATAAGTTGTCTTAACTTAGGGGCTGCATTATGTAATACTTTAAGTTCAGCTTTAGTTAAGAATTTCCTTTGAAGTCGATGGAAAGATTCGTGATAAGCAGCATTTAGACCAAGACTATATTCAACGTATCTGCCACTAGAAATCATTGATACAGTTATCAAATCTTTTTTAGTGTCATATCTTGCTACGGTACTTTTCTTTTTCCGACCCACTAAAGAAGGATCATGGCCGTAATTTGCAACATTTTGTGCTGTATATCTACTAGTGAGTTCTCTTGTAAAGTCAAGGTTAACATCTGAACCTGCAATTCTAAATATTGCATCTTCTATCTTTTGCCATCCTTCTAAAGATATTCCCATTGCTGTATCCCACTCCACCTGCATTGGTGAGATGCCTTTTTGTATAAGAATATCTTCAACGCTTTTACCTTTATTTCCCTTACGAGGAAGTATTGGTAAATCTAACTCTAGGTCGTCTTCACGCAGTAAGTTCTCTGCTGTATTTGGATCTTTAGGATCAGTTAGTTCTTTATATCTTCTAACCCATTCTCTTCCTTGTTCTTCGACAACATCATCTAAACCTCGTTCTGGATCATAGAACCTTGGATCTTCCATCTCAAGATCCCAGTCACTACCTGCTTTCCAAGCGTTAGTATCTTTTAAGTTATAGACACTATTTGCACTATAGTTTTTAGCAAGCGTGTCATAGATCTTAGGAGCGTGCTTAAGAATAAGAGCATCATCAAAACCTAAGTCGAATAAGAAAGCTAGATATTTATGATTAGCTTTACTTGGATTATGATTTGATTGCTCTACATAAAGAGGTCTTGATTTAGCAGGGCCACTACCAGTTCTTCTTTTAGTAACAATATAAATAGCTCTATCAACATCAGATTCAAATTCAATACTCATCTGCCTATAACTAGGCTTGGCTCCTTTTATTTCAAAACCAAAGGTAGGACGTTCTATTAAAGGACTTTCAATAGGTTCACTCTTACCACCTATCTCATCAGGAACTCCTTCGATCTGAGCTTTCTTCTCTAGTTTTAAATCTCGTCTAACTGCATCTACTCCTTCATAAGCTTTCTCTAATCTGATTCGTGCTTCATCTGTTGGATTTAATTGGAAGATCTGTTCATCTAATGAGTCCATAATTTCATCTGACTCACGAAGAAGTTCGTCTATATTTTTTAACGCATCTTTTGCATTTTTTAAATTTTCAGTATGAGATTTTTCAAGAGCATCCATCTCATCTATTAGATCTTTATATTTTGGATTTGCCCTTAGAGATTCTTTTATCTCTTCAGCAGTCATAGAATCTACTTTCTTCTGAGCATCAGCTTCTATCTCTTCAAGTGTTTTTTGAGAATCTACTGTTTCTTGTGCCTTCTTAATTGACTCGCCTAAGTCTTTTATTTGTTTTTTCTCTTTATCAAAAATACCTTTTTTAATTTTCTCTGCACCTGCTCTTGACTTAGTAACTTTGTCGAAGTATGCCTTAGTAACCCAGCGTCCGTTATATCCTCTTACTTTATTTTTATCAGTTGGATGAGGCTCACCAGGTTGTATCTTCTTACGACCTCTTGCTTGTTTTTCATCTACTTCTGGACTACGAGGAATATCCTCAATTTGTTGTCTAGTTATACCTATAGATTCTAATTCCTTATCAGTTGCTTCATTTCCTAATCTTCTAATGTATTCCAGTAATTCTTTCTTCGTTAACTTATCTGGATTTATACCTTCTAATTCTTCAGCAAGAGTACGTGGTCCTTCTAGTTCTTCTGGCTTAACAGCTTGAGCACTATCTAAAAGAACCTTTGCTGTTTTATCTGTTTGTTTTTCTGCTTTAATTTTTGCTTCAGTCGCTTCTTTTACTTGAAGATCTAATTCTCTTTGTGTCCCCTTTGGTTTGATAATTTCTTCAGGTTCAGTTTTCTTAGTACCAGTAACTCTTTCAGTAGGAATTACTTGATCATTTTTAACTTCAGGTGATGGACCTTCTTTCGCAAGCTCAATAGCTTTCTGTTCATTAGCTCTTAACTTATTTTCAAAAACGATATCAGCAATTACATCAGCAGTTTTCTCACTTAACTCATCTACTTTTTTGTTAACACGACCAGGAAGCTTTTGTAAATTGGCAGGTATATTTCTGATACTGCCTCTGAATGCTTTAGTTAAAGGACCACCAAACTCTCCAAGATTTCCAAGGATAGGACCATATACAAACATATCTCTTTTCATATTTAAAATTCTTCTATCTTCATTTGTCATTTTTCTTCCATGCTTCGCCTCGAAATTTATTTCGTCACTTGGATCTAACCCAAATAGTTCATTAGTTGGAAAAGTAGAAACTTCAGATTCAGCAGCCCTTGATACGAGAGCACTTTCTAAAGCAAAGTCGGTAGAACCTTTTAGTATTCTTGCTCCAGCAGTTTTTGATCTTGCAACAAAACCTGCCTTTGTCCAATATCCAGACTTCAATGGATTTGCAAATACTCTTGCAGCATTTGGTCCATGAGCCGCAACATTTAATCTTGCACTAAAAGGCTTTAAAGAAGATCCAAATGCTCTGTTATTAGCCCAAGCGAGTAGAGCTATTGGTATTCCATATCCTAGGAAGCCACCAACTATTCCTTCTCCATGTTCTAATTCGCCTTGTTCCCAAGTAATACCACCTTCTTCATCAACAGTATTTCCAAAGTATTTAGCAACTCCAGCAAGTTGTCTATTTTGTGTAGCTCCATAATCACCTGTTGGACCTAATGTATTGTTTGGATTCTTTTCATTGTGTTCTGTTAATGCTTTCTTGATTGCTTCGACTCTTGTTAAGGCAGGATGCTGAACCAAGGTTGCTCCAGAACCTTTGGTATTCATTAACTGAGTCAGCTCTTCTTTACTTTTCCTTTCTGTTGTCCAGTTTCTCCCAATTGCTGCATTTCCTATTTGGCTAAGTAAACTTTCATCTTTTAAAATATTGTCAACATTTTCAGGAAGAAGATGTGAAGGATACTTCAATCCTGTAGTTAAAGAATAAACATCACCATTCTTTAGTCGTAACCATGTTTGATCTTTCTCGACAGGTAATCCATCCATCCCTTTGTATTCAGGGTTGTGTCTCCAGTTATTAGGATCTACGAATTGGTTCCAATACATATCTCCTTTACCAAAGCCACCTTCATGTGACAACAGACCTAAGTAATCGGCTCCAATTTCTTGGAAGATAATGCGACCAGCTTCTGAAGTTGTATTAGCTGTCCATTCTTTAGCTGCCTTGAAAGCCCCACCTGTTTCTGTTTCCGCTTCTCTATTTTCTTTTTGTTCCTTAGTTAGATATTGATCACCATCATCATCTTCTTTAGTATCACTAGTTTTTACAGGGGTGGTAGTTTCTTGTTCATCATAAGAAAACTGCTCAGGAAGATCATTAAGATCTATTCCTTTAAGCAGATCTGAATAATCAAATCGTTTAGATTCTTCCTTCTTGTCGTCTTCATCGACATTAGAAGCTACAGCAAAACTCATACCCTTAGATCATTTTTCTATAGTTTAACCTTGTCTAACGCTTCTAGGAATCCTCGTAATTCTTCCGATACCGTTCCACCATGCTTTGTTATTTGTTGGATATAGAATTCAGAGAGTGATCTGCCAGTAGCTTTTAGCATTAGAGCTATAGGTTTACTAGGGGTTTTAGTCTTAACAAGATTCATAAGTTGAGCGTCTGTCTCTAGATAGTTAAACATTGGTTGTTTGCTATCCATCGCTTTAGTTAGTTCGTTGATGTCATTAGGTTGAGGATTTTTTATATCACCTTTAAGCCATTTGTTTTGCTTCTCAAAGTCTTGAATACTTTTATAGGTAGGTGTAATAACTTCTGACTTTAATTCACTTCTATATATCAACCCTAAGTTCTCTCTTGTTATTGCATTGTGCAAATCAGCAATTATCTGTTCACCTGGCTTACCTTCCTTCAACCCTTTAGCAATAATTTCATTTGCTAAATCCATTCCTTTTCTTTTTGCACTATATATCATTTTCCTTTCTGGTCTAATATCAGTTGGGTCATCACCGTATGAACTATCATCTCCTGCTTGCAGCATGAAATCATTTGATGCAATATTAATCAATGCTTCAGCTTCCTCTATAAAATCTGATGATGCTGCTTTTTTTAAATTACTAAGTTTATCTCTTTGTTTTCTTACAAATTCCAAGACATCTTTATTATGACTATACTTATCCTCCATTAATTCTAGCTTCGCTTCTATCCCCCATATTTTACTGGAATCAGTTGCGGCAGCTAGCAAGCTACGACTTATTTGTATTTGTTCATCAGCAATAGTTGCATCATCAGTGGATTGATAATCTTTAATTAGATCATTATAATGTCCAATAACTTCACCTTGTATATCAGCATCAACTTGTGAATTAATGGCATCCTTTTGATAAGCCTTACTTAATGTTGCAATTAATTCACGAGCTTCACTAACTTTACCTTTCTGAAGCAAAGGAAGAACTTGCTCTTTAAATTCTTTATTAGCACGTTCTTCTCCTTCATTCTTAGCAAACTTATCATTCTTATTATCTTGATCTAACAATTCATTCTTTACATCAGCAATAATGTTTTTTATTTTATCTTCTCCACCAACACCAGGTTGATTGATCCAACGTAGATTTTCATTTACTTTAGTTAAAGGTTGATCGTCATCACCTAATACAACCTCACCATTCTTCTTAACAACGATATTTCTATTAGCCGCAGGACCAACAAACAATCCTTTAATTGTATCTAGTAGAACTTCTTCATCTTTTGTCTTATTATCACTATTTAAGAAGGAAGCAGTTATACCTTCAATTAATCCTTTCTGTAATAAAGCTCGTTCTTCTTTCGTAGCTCCTGGTAATAAAGGAGTTAACATATCTAATAATGTTTGTATATCTTTTGTCGCTGCTGCTGATTCCCCATTAGCAATCATAGGGCCAACCTTTGCTAAGGTTAAAGTCTTCTGTGTTTCATATGAATTAATCTGATAAGCATGATGTGCTTTGTCTTGTCTTTTTATATCAGTAGCTCTACTAGTAACTAGAGTTGGCTTGACTTCTTCATATTCGAGAGGAGTTAAAGCATTGTCACCGTAAACTGTTTTGCGATACCATTCTTTATATATAGGAGAAGTAGAAGGAATAGATGCTAATGAAACCTCCTTCCCGTTCTCATCAGTTACTGTGGCATTTTCTGCTAACTTATTTATATTTAAAGCTCTATCTCTAACTTCATTTCTATTATTAATAGAGGATAAATGTCGCTCTACTCTTTTATTATTTCCTATCTTATTTAATAAATCCTTTGCACCTGAACGTTCCGCTTCTGAATATTTATATTCATCGGAATCTTTTTTCTTATCATTTATTATTGAATCTAATCGAGCACTAAGTCGTTTAAGAGACTTGGTTCCATCTACATCTTCATCATCTTCATCAGGGATCTCTGGTTCTGGGTATTGATCAGCTATAGATTCAGCTTCTTTTCTAGCTAATTGTTCAGCTTGAGTTGCATAAGCTAATCCTTGTGTGACTGCTGTATTCAGATTTGTATTAAGAGTTCCAAGAACATTTGCAAGTTCTCTGAAGTTTCCATCTGCATGTACTTGTGGAGCATCAGGAATAACAGTAGGTCCACCTATTATTGGAGAGGCTGGAGTCTTTAGAGTAAAACCACCAGGCTTTGATACAGGAGCTGGCGCACTAGGTTTTAGTGGGAAGCCATCACTAGATAAAGCAGCACTACCACTACTACCACCGATACCACCAGTTAATCTCTTGGCAGTTTTACGGTCAGTAACACCGCTGCTTTTACCTAATGAATAACGTCCCATAATTAACCTAAGCTTTTATAGTGCTGGTATTTTTCCCAGCCACCTTGAGCACCAACACCCGCACTAAATCCTTTCAAGCCAGCACTAAGTAGTGCAAGACCTGTATTACTTTTGATTAGCGGTCGAGCAATCGGTCGAGCTGGATCAAGCCACGTTCGTTTCAGATATCTTTGTTGACCTGCTTTCGTTGATGCTGATGCAATATTCGCTCTTCGGAAATCATCTGCTGTTTTTCTACCAACAAAAGCAAATCCTCTATCTACATTAAAATCAAATTTCTTTTGTTTAGTAACAACATCATCAATCAAATTAATAATACTATTCCCTTCTCTACCAGCAGCTAATATTTTTCCTTGTGATTCTAATGCAGCAATACTTGACTCTTGTTTCTTAAAGGCAGCGGCTTCTTCTTCTTCAAACCAACGTGTATTAATTGCAGCGTAGTCTTGTTCTAATCCTCTATCTGCTAAGTAATCAGTCGTATCAAATTGCAAATCAGACATTTGTTTTTTTTGCTCTTCTTCTGTATTTCTTACTTTTGTCTGTAATTGAGCGACCTCAAACCGAGCAGTATCATTAGCATTTGCAGCTTTAATCGCAGCGTTCTGAGCAGCAACATTTTGCTGGTGCTGTATAAAGCCAAGTCCTGCTGACAGGACACCAACAACAATACCGACCGCTCCACACATGCGTTAGATCCTCACGAACTCATAGAAGAGGCGACTCTCTGGCCCCCACTGTGGATACTTTTTGATGAAGGTAAACCCCATCCACTGAAGCCATTTNATGTGTACTTCGTTTCTAGCATCAACTACGTTAAATAACAAAGGATACTTTAATTGTAGTTTAGCGAGTTGTCGTCTCGATTCACCTAAGAACCACCATTTATCTTTTTTATCCTTTACCATTCTATCGCAACCTAACATCCAAATCCTACCAGTATTACCACCTTCAGGAACAACTCCATAAGCTCCCATTAAATATCCATTCCTACTAACCATAGTCATACAAGGCTTACTCATAAAGAAACAATAGAGAAGACCACTCTTGGGAGTATCACCTGACTGAGCTGCTATTTCATCAATATCTTCTTGTCGTAAATTTTCAGAGATAGTTCCAATCTCCGTAATTGTTGAAGGTTTTATATAAGATTTCATTACAATCTTCTTGTCCTTGTATGCAAGAATCCTTCCCATTCTGCTGATTGAAACCGACAAGGTAGTGGACTACTACTAACAATTTCAACTTTAGTATCTATATTTCTAGCCATGACAGGAACTTTAAAAGACCCTGTATCTAAACTAGGGCTACCTAATAATGGTGGGCTAGTACCTAATGAGATTCCATTGTAAGGATAGGTTTGAACATCTCTACCAGCAGGTGTGATCTTCAATTCAAAAGCTGAAGTTTCATCAAAGATGACTGACCAGTTTCTCATTTGTAAATATGGGCCAGCGGCTACAGCTATACCACCACCTTGAGGTTCTTCTTTTAAATAAGGTGTACTGAATTCATAAGTCATGTCATATAACTCACCAACATAAAACTTCGCTCCTGTTAAATCTCCTAATACAACCATCGTTCCATTACTACCAGCTCCACCTGTAAGAGTTTCACTAGTTGGCATGATGACTTGACCATGACGAATAGTAATTAGATTTTGATATGTATAAGTATGTGCAGTTGATGTAGCAGTAACAGCAAGACCTACTCCTTCTCCAATCGACTTACTCCATAGGTGAGAAGGGAACCCGTTGATCGTTACATTGTCAGAACTATTACCTGTTGTTCTTGCATTAGTTGCAACACCTGTACTATTAACACTTAAACCACCTGCATCTCTAATAGAAACTGCTGTTCCATTTGAAGGGGCGGAAGTAGGAAAGTTCTGTTTATCTAGATAAGCTTCTGTGTCATATCTTCCTACTACTGCCATGATCCCTGTTTTAGATATGGGATAAGGAAGAGTAATTGTTGACTGTGTTCCTAATCCTCCAGGGCTTGTAACAGCAATAGAACAATTTGCCTCTGTTGTTTTCCTATCTAATAACAACTCCATTGAAGTTCCTGAATCTACAGACTCTGGACGTAATGAAGTCTTTTCTAAATAAACACCATCAGAATATTGAGTAACAATATATAGATCATTATCTAATGTGAATGTACCAAGGATTGTTTTCTCTCCTTTTACTTCCCAGTAAGACCAAGCTGATTGTAGTTTTTGATCTTGCTCGAATAGAAATTTATATAAATAGATTCTCTTTGGTTGATCTTTGCTTAAAGCAATGATTGCTTCTTCTGATACTGATGAGACTAGGTTAATTAAATTGCTAGGGATATATCTAGGAACAGAGGCTGTAACTTCTGAAGTATCTGGAACTGAACCTGTTACATCAGGTAAGAAGTATTCACGTAAACCACTGAACTCTCCTTTAGGAAGAGGGAAGAAACAAGTACGACCTACTGCAATTGGATCAACTCCTGTATCCATTTCAAACCTAGTCATTGCAGTAATAGTTGCAGTTGATGGAGTAAGTGGAGCTGCAACACCTGAGCTACCTGTATCTAATCTGAACTGACCAATACGACTGAAGAGAAGAAGTGTATTCGCAAAAGATAAACTACTCACCAAGATATTTACATCAGTACCACCTGCGTTTAAATCAATCGGATCACTATCAACAACTGTTTGTACTGTCTCAGGCCAGAATCTTGCATAGTCAGCAGCGGCTGAAAGAATTACTTTTTCATCTGCTAGAAAAACTAATCGGTTTCTAAATACATTTATACTTTGAATCTCCTGACCAACGAAAGAAGGGTTACTTGCAGTTGTTGCATCACCTGCTATTCGATGTGACCATGTATGTTTTTTAAATGTAAATGTTCCATTGTCTTCTCTCACTAAAACGTGAGGCATAGTATCAGCATCAAACTGATAAACGATTGCAGGAGCTACTGTCTCTCTCCATATACCTTCACCGAATCCACTACTACCAGCGGATAATTCAAACTTCACATAGTAATCATCTAAAGAAGTAGAGGTAGTTCCTTGAACTTTAATAATATGGCCATGTTCAGCTCTAGTAGGTAGATCAGTAATGCCATCAACAACAGCCTTGACAACTTTTGTATCTAAACCAGTCGTGTCATCTGTGCTGGTTAATGTGTAATCGCCACCGTCATCCTTAGTTATACGGATAATGAAATCATCATTGGTAACAGTAAAGCCAGAGATTGTATTTAATGCTGTAGCTAAGCTGTTGGCAATGGTGACTGTGCTAGCTGTTCCACTTCCTGCTGTTGGTGTTGTATAAGTTTTAGCAGTTCCGTTAAGTGTAACTGTGTAGGTTGTATTTAAGTTAGCAGCTTTAATAAAGACAATCGACTTAGTTCCAAATGTAGGAGAAGTAGTACTCCCCATTGCAACTGTCTTCTCTCTATTGTTAATGAATGAATAGTCAGCAATACTTGTTAGTCGAAATTTGTTAGCAGGATCAGAAGTGTTAGCGACATCTAAGTAACCCTTACCATCAGGAAATGCAACTGTTTGCTCAGCTCCATCTAATCCAAATACTTTTAAATCTCCATCCGTAATTAAGACAATATATCTAACAACTCCATCTCTATCTACTACATCTATGAATGGTCTTGTACTACCTGCACTACCAGTAAATAACTCATCAACATGTGCGAAAGGAGGACGTTTCTTTAATCCTTCTACCGAACTAGGCATACAGTTCACAACTGACTCAGCTTGCGATGCAAGTCTTAAGGCAGGTGGCTGTTGACTTACCCCGTTAATAAGGTTTGGGATGGCAGTGCTAACTAAAGGCATGGGCTATCGAACAAGAGCACGACTAGGTATGTATGTTTGGAATACACCTGTATGATTTGGATTACCTCTTAACATATTATGTTCACTCTTAGTTGTTTCTTCTTCTAGGAATTGAGATCTAGCTTCTGCCTCTGCTGTTAAGTTAATAGATCCTAAGTCTGTACTTCCAACGATTGATTCTTGAAGTTGTCTTCCAGCTCTAGTCATTATGTATTGATGAGCATGTTCAGGAAGTTCATCCCAATCAAGCATGTAAGTTACATCTGCCTTTAAGTCTTCGGTAAAGACAGAGGTCTGACCACGCCTGTCATATAACTTAGTATTCTTTTGAATAACATCTAAGTCAGGGAACTCATAGATGTCTACTACTACTCTGCTTACATTTGGACCAACAACAATTTCATTGCTTGAGTTTCTTGTCAGTGTTACTTCATAGTCAGTATTGAATGACCATCCCTCTGCCTGTACTTGACGACTGACATTAGTAAGTGTGTCTTGTGCTTGCTTGGCTAAACCAAACTGACCACTAAGACTATTGACAGGTGCTTCACCCATCATTTGCAGTACTCGATTAACTGCTTCTAATTCAGTAGAACGTGCTAGTGGCATAACAAATAAAAAAAAGAGGGGGCCATGCTCAGACCCCCATGAAAGAAATTAGCTGGTAGCCCAGTAGATTTCGATTGCACAGTCAGGACGTAGAACGCCAGTACCGTGAGCCATCGAACCAACCATGAATGTTCCCTGCCATAAAGCATGAACATCAGAGCCGGTTTGTTCCATCTTGAGATCCATCAACTTAACAGTACCAACAGCTTGCTTGTTGAATACAAGACCAACACTGTCAGTGTAATCAGCGTGATAGGTGTTGTTCTCACCTGTTACTGCTGATCTGTTTGTTGTTGGTAGATGGTTGGACTTGATGATGCTGATACCAGCAACCTTCAAGACTGTTCCATCTGCGTATGCTCCAGATCCACCCCAGTCTCTGTTGAGTACATCAGTTGTTTGAGCCAACTTATAATATTCTGTTGGGCCTAAGACGAGGGTACGTCCCTCAGCAGGAACATTGTTAATGTCCATCTGCTCAGCCGCTGACCACATAGCAGCTACAAGGTTTGCACCTGTAATAGCAGCTTTGTTTGCAGCAACAATCTTGATCCGAGTACCACCAGGTAGGTCAGTGTTGAAGTTAGTACCAGTACGTGCAGCTTGAGCAATAGTTGCAGCTACATTCTTATCAAAAGTGTAAGCTAATGCGTTGCCCATCTCAGTTGAGTACTGAGATCTTACATCATAATGATTCTTAGCCTCGTCTATGTCTGCAATGAAAACATTACTAACAAGTTTGTCATCTATGTTGATAACAGCTTCAGCATGTTTGATTGCATTACCTGTTAGCTGTGTGCCTGGCGTATGGTAGGCAGTTGAGCTGAGTCCGATAATTGGAAATTGTGCTGATTTGCCTGATGAGATAGTTCTTACAGTATGAAGACTCTCGAACACCGTGGCTTTACGGAAAGCAGAGAGAACCTCTCCACTAAAAACCTTGAGGAAGAGAGCGTCATAAGAAGTACCTGTCGCATTGACAAGACCCAGCCGTGAGCTGGTGAAGTTAGCCATAAAGAATAAAACCTAGAAAAAAATGAGTGCCTGACCTCAATTCTTTCCACACTGGGTATCCTTCGCAAAGGGCCGTAGCTTCAGTGAATCGGTCTAGGTATCTAAATGATAACTCTTATATGACATTTGATCTAGCAAGTTTACTTTCTACTTTCTTTCTAAAGGCAGGATCAGATTGATAAAGAGGATCATTCATTGCTGCTACAACCTGAGCCATTGATTCATATTTATCGGCTGGTCCTTTAGCAGCTTTACCTCCAATTAATCTAGGTTCGATGTTTGCTTGAGCTTGATAACGACTTTGTAAACCACCGATTACAAGTCTGATTTGATCAAGATCTGTTGTCTTAATTGCACGATCAAAGGCTGCTTTCTCTCCATCTGTTAATGCAGTAGCAGCCCAAGTGATCATGTCATCGTAAGCCTTCTCACCTCCAAACTCTTGTTTGATATCTAAAACTTGTTGAGCTGCAAGTTGAGAATCTTGTGTCGCTTTAAATTGAACGCCTTCAAGATAAGCGTCCACCATATCTTTATTAAAACCTGCCTCATTAAGGGAGGTGTAATCCTCTTCCGTTAGCTGACCTGTCTGTTGCCAACGATCATTCATTCCACCGAAGTCAATACCTGCCTCTTCAAAGCGACCACCAATAAAATCTCCATAGATTTCTTTTGCGTCACTTGTAGTTTCAGGTTGTTCTTCTTCTGATTTGGTTTCTGTCTCAGTTGTTTCAGCAGTGTCAGTAGGTTCACCCTTACTTAATTTCTGTTGAAGTTCCTGATAACCCTTCTCTAAATCCTCAACTGATTTGTATTTACCAGCGAGGAGTTCAGCAGATTCAGATGTGGATTGTTCAGCCTTTTCAGATTCCTGAATAGCGGCTTGATCTTCTAAGGATAAAGCTGGGGTTGGTTCATCCTTAATAGTGATTGAATCGGGCATGGTCTGTGTTGTGAATTACTTAATGGTGATATGTCCAGGTCTATCGTGAATGACCTGTGGCTTCTTAGGTTCTTCTGGAGCCTTAGTGGATTTCTTAGGCTTCTCTTCTTTGACAACTAATTCCTTTACATCCTTATCAGGTGGTGGAACTTCTTTAGGCGGTGTCGCCTTGGGTATTGGTGGGGCCGCTGGGGACTCCAGCTTCGGTGACTGCTGTGGGGAGGGCGTTTGGGACTCCTCCTTCTTCTGTTGACTGGGGGCCATAAGGTGCTCCTGGTTGGGTGTAATTTTTCACCAACTGTGCGGCGGCTGGTGATTGCAACAGGGAACTCATTTGTTCCTGTTGTTGCATCTTATTCTGAGCTGTTTGTTCTTCAATTCGTTCTAGTCGTAATTGCTCAGAAGTTTTAACTAAATTAGTAGTGTCAATAGATGCGCTTGCTGCAAGTCTACGCAAAGCTTCTTCCATGTTCAAGTACTGAGCCATCACCTCTGGACCTAAAGCTTGATGACCGATACTTATAAACTCAGTTAACTTATTCATATCATCACCTCTACCTATTGCTTCTAATCCTGTAATTGGTTTGGGATTAACTAAGGGTTCTCCATTCTGTTGGTTAACAGGGAACTGAGGTAACTTACCTTGACGTTGAAGAATATACATTAACCTTTTAACTAAAGGTAGTTGTAGTTCTTGGGTAAGTATGGAATACAATCCTCCGATGGATGCTTCGAGCTCCTGGCTCATATAGCGGATTTCTTCCGCAGTGACTCTTTCGCCTGGTCTTTGTATTGCGCTGTTAAGTAAGAAAGCAAACTGCATACGACCTTCTATCCGATCAATAATGTTATTAACTATCTGTAGGTCTTGACTCTTCTGACTTTGAATAACGCTGACATCATTAGCATTACCCTGAACGATTGCACCGTTTGCTGCTGATGATAATGTCCTTGGTCTAGTAGTACCGTTAGGATTAACTAAGAACAGAATCTTTGCAGCGGCTGCACTTGCTTCGAGTGCTGATTGATATAGAGATTCGAGCGCAGTTAAGTCACCGTAATAGGCTTCAACGTGTGAGCGACCGTATTCTTCTGTGTCAATTCTCTCAAAGCGTAATGGAATCCAAGGGCTGCAATCTTCAGGACACATACCGTGTGTGCCTGGTATTTCTTTACCCTTTGCTTCTTGATACCAGATAGCTTTGTTATCTATAAACTTTACACATGTATAGAGTTTAATTGTTTTCTTAATAGGTCCAATATTTTCCTGTGATTTATCATTAACAGGAAGAAAATCTTCTGGTAAAGATTCAGGATAGACTTCTTCTTCTACTAATATTTCAGTAACAGTACCCATTGGGTCACGTACTACACAATATCTATCAAGATGAATAACTCTTATTCCTTCTGGGCCTACATAAAGAAGTACATTTCCTGCTACTAATAGTTGCTTGAAAGCTTCGTGCATAGAAGCTCGAGCTGACATGGTTTCAAGCATGGTCATTACAGCTTGCTCAACCTTTACTAATGCAGTGTCGAGTTCTGTCTTTATCGTTGGATCTCGTTGATCTAATTGAAGAGCCAACGAATCCATTTCTAATTTAAAGAAAGGAGTATTAGGAGGGAAAAGACTAAGACCTAAGCGTGCTGATAAATGACTAACACCTCTTGCTCCAACTGATTGATAAGGAGTTTTTAGCTTTCCATGATCTCCCATGTTGGAGTCAGGAACCAAGCTAGGTATTGTAACTTTGCTACAATCTCTTGCTCTTTGAAGGAAAGGATCTCTTGATGTGACTAGCTGTTGGTAACGAGCAGCTAGTGTTCCATCTCGATCGTCATCGTAAGGCTTACCTTGACTATCAACGTCAGTAGTTAGTGTTAATTCCATTAGGGATTAGTAATACCTAGACCAGTAGATGATTGAACTAAATTCTTATATCCTTCTCTACCTGTTTTTCTTCTATTAGTAGCAGCAATATCTAAGGCAGGGGCGGCCATGTCTGCACTTTTTTCTGGAGCTTTAGGAGCTTTCTGATCTGCTATTCTTTTCTGTTCTTCATGTCTAGCTTTCGTATAATCAAACTGTTGTTGCCAACGGACATCAGCCAACCTCGCTTGTTCCTTAGATGCCTCTAAGGATTCTCTTTGCAAAGCAATTGACGCTGAATTGTCTGAGCTTCTGCCCCCGCCACCTCCGCACATAATTAAATTTCGGTACTGTTTTGGTCAGTGTAAACGGAATACAACATTCTTACCACTGACCTTGCACCTACATAATGCCATATCTCTCTATCTTCTTCATCAGTAGAGGGACATTTCTCAGGATAAATCTCATCTAATCTCTTTAATAAAGCCTCATCAATAGGAGGCCAAAGCTCTTCATCATTCATAGTGTTGGCTCCCAAAGTTTTACATTACCTGTTGTATGATCGTACTCCCCGTCACGCAAGATACGTGTCAAGCGTGCAGTCATAATGGCATCAGCATAGGTTTTCTTCTTATTAACATAAGCAGCGTGAACCTTAGCCCACATCTCTTCCATAGTTTCTGCGTCACCTAATAATTTTTCTGCTGTAACTGGACCGACACCAACTAAACCTTCTACATTATCAGTCTTATCTCCCGATAAAGTTTGTAACATCCAGTGTCGATCAGCTTTCTTACGAGTAACTAATTCAAGATCATCATTAGCCAAGAGAGTACAAGGAACACCTCGCATATCTTTATCAGGCGACACGATTACAGGGTTGTCATACTTCTGTCCTGTTGCAAGTAACCCCATAACATCATCACCTTCTAATCCATCAAAGCTAATAGCATGGAACTCTTTAGCTACTCTTTCTCTTATATTTTTCAGACCTAGAGGTTTACGTTTACCTAGTCGATTAGCTTTGTAATCTTGATAGATCCCATGTCTGAAGGTGGGATAATCAGAAAAGCACATGATCGGATTACCTGGACTGATGATCTGATACTGAGCAACACGATCTTCAATCAGTTGCATTGCATCACGTTCATCTAGGTGGAGGGTATGAAGATTTTCATCCCATCTAAAATCTTGTTCACATGCACAGCATGAAGAATAGATAAGCCAATCAGCGTCAATTAATAAAGTCATTAGAAGTAAGAAGACATTGGTACAGATAGACGACCTGTGTCTTGGTCGTAAAGAAGTTTGTCAACAGGGCCAGTAAATCCTGCGTGTCTATTTTTCAAACAGCGCAGTTGCATTTCACTACGTTCTGCTGCATCTCCCTGTTGATTTCGTTCACAGGAGATAACGGCGTCCGATAATTGGGCTATTGAATGTGAACCTCTTAAATGGCCAAGCGAGACTTGGGCTCCCTCCTCATGGCCTCTCCCTTCGGGGCGTTTGAGATGACTGACAAGAAACAATCCAACGCCAGTCGATTCAACAACTTGTCGAAGCTTGGTGCATGTGACATCAAGAGCACGCCTCTCATCACAGTCAGTGAGGCCACTAACGATGATGGTCAAGTGATCAATGAAGACAACATCTACACCTTCTACATTCGCAAGATATTGGATCTGTTCTACAAGGCGATCAGGGTCCATCGAACCGAAGTGGTCATAAAGAAAGAGACGTTGAGTAGCACAAAGACGATCAAAGGCTGATCGAGTTGTCTCTTCATCTGCAAGAGATGGATCAAGATGAATAGGTAGGTTGAGTTCAACTCCAACTATCCCTTGCAATGTGCGTTGAATACTTTCTTCGAGTGCGATGTATCCAATCTTTAGTCCTTGAATGAGGAAGTGATGAGCCAGCTCCCTACACATTGAACTCTTCCCTGTTCCACTACCAGCGCAGATAGTAATCATCTCGCCTTTGCGATATCCCTTTAGATATTTATCTAGTTGGGGCCAAGGGTATTTACATATAGCAGTAGCTCCAGGTTTGATTAATTCATCCCATAGATCCGCTGCATTAATGATCCCGTCTGGTCTGACGGGTGTTGCTTTCCAAAGCAAATCCCGCAACAGCTCTGCCTCTCCAGCGATGAGCATCTCATTAGCGTCCTTGCGTGGCAATCTTGCGATAGCTGCTTTTCCAGCAGGTAATACTTCAATTGCTTTTTCGGCAGCCGCCATACCTGGTTCATCCGAATCCAGGCAAAGAACAATTCGAGCGAAGTTGGATAACCATTTCAAGTTTGCAGATATATATTTGCTAGCACTCTGCGCTCCATTAGGCAATGAAACAACAGGAAAGTAAGTACCATTAGATGATTTTGTGGCTTGTGCCACGCTCATGCAATCAATTTCGCCTTCGGTAATTGTTACAAACATATTTTGTGTGCCATGTTGTCTCCATAAATGTTGACCCCATAGCTGCATGTCTGAACAGTCACCCACCCAACTGAATCTTTTGTCCTTAGTTCTTATGTGTTGAGCACACGGTTTGCCTAGTTGATCTCTAAAGGTAGAGACCTGAACAGGTTGTCCATGTCTTTCAGTTGTTCCATATCCATATAGTTCTGCTGTCTCCTTAGTGATTCCACGCTTAGTTAAAGCTTTGGAAACAATTCGACACTGATCTATAAGGTCAGGCTTTTTCATGGGAGTCACAGTCATTGGTCGTTTCTCTTTCTTTGAAGGTTGGAATTGATACCCGCAGCCATAGCAATGTGCATGTCCGTCATCGAACCAAGCAAGATTATCTTTGCTATCACACTCAGGACATGGGCCGTGTCTCAGGTATTTGCTTTTGCTTTTCATTTTTCTCCCAGTGGTGGATCAGGAGTTTTAATTCCTTGATTCTTTTTTCTGCATAGTCAATGCGTTCAGTAACGTTCATCTCTTCTCCAAGGTTTAGGCTCATGACTATCAATCACAAGGCACTTCCATTCTGGATTTTTTTCCTTGACTATCTCAACTGCCTTAGCTGCTGATGATGCACGTTGGAATACAAGAGTGGCCTTGTCATCTTTTTTATCAGGGTCAATAACCTTGATGGTGAACACTTTGATTTGATTAGCAGAAATAAAAGAAGTCTCTTCTTCTGCTATTACTCTTTGTCGTTTAGTCATACCAAGATGAGGGGATAGTACCACTACTCCAAATGAATCCATGCCTTGTAGCCCAAGCTCCATAGGTAATAGATTTTTTGGCACGGCTGATTTTATCTTTGGCGTTTTGGAAGCACATCCTTATATCAAGTTCAGGATGTTGCTCCTTAACGCATAGCATTTTGCGCCTGTCCTGAGCAGAAAAGAATCCTTTCAGTTCTACTACTATCCCATTACCAAGAATGAGATCAGGTGTGTACTTAGCTTGAATTACATAGTCAAGGACTATCGGTTCATAACTAAAGGGAAGGTTGCGTTGTTGAAGGCTGGTAGCTACACCAGCCTCAAACTTACTACGATATTTAGAAGTCGGATGCGTCCTCTTCCGTTGAGGAAGTCGAGACTTCGCACGCCCCTTGGAAGTTCCCTTCCGTTGCTTCAAAGCCATAACTTGTGGAAGATTTTGTGTATTCTTTTAGGTCAATAATTTGTGCAGCTAAAGGTTGAATCTTTATTCCCACCCCAGTAGAAGGATGGTTATAAGGAACAGCTTCAAACGAGATGCGACCAGTGGAGCCAGGTCCAATCTTGTCTACTCTCTTCTTCATCTCTTCAGACAATGGCTTGCCTTGAGCATCAAAGAGTGCAGGTGGAGTGTTCTCCCATACTGAGCCATCTTTTCTTTGACCTGATACCTTGCGTTTCATCTTGATATAGAAGACAGGCTCTCCTTCTATGTCGTCATAACCAAAGGAAGGAGGTGCTGACTTCCAATTCTTTTTGTTTGGATCAGCTTCTTTGCATTGTTTCTGGAAGCGAGTTAATAATCCTCCAAGCTGTTCTTCCATTTCACTAGCTTGATCGGCTGGGATAAGTGCAGTTACTTTCCACACTGCCTGTTCATACTTGGTGTCAGGTGTGACAAGCCATGCGTACTGATACTTACAAGTTGGTGTTGTGAGTTTGAGTCTTTCAAATTGTTGTGCAGAAGTCATGTGATGAAATAGTTAGAAGTTTGTACGGAAGTCAGATCAAGATCACCAAGCTCAGGCTTAGGTAATAGTTCATCCTTCCTTTGAATCTGTTGGGTGAGCTGTGTTGTGATTGCTGTGAACCAATCCCCTGAATACATATCAGAGAATGATTGCCTAACTGCATCCCTTAGCTTGCTCATTTCTGAGGGAGTAGTGGCAAAGCAATCGTGTACCCCACCTATATTCTTGACACCTAGAGCTATTGCTTTGAGTGTCGAGAATGACATGTGACTTGAGTCAAATGAGTGGACTACATTCGGGCTAAGTGCATTAGCCATCCGACCTGAATCAAGATCGTCTTGATCTATATTTGTTCTGATGTCCATGTGAACGTCAGATAAATACTTGAGTCGGATGCGTGTTTGCTTGACGTTCTTGTACTCCTGATGAACTAACAAACCTGATGGTGTTGTCCACTCAAGAGGGATGTTGTCCTTACCAGCAAGACGACCAAGTTTTCTGAACCACTCCATTGCTTTGACGGCTGGGTTAATCAAAGCTGTTGTCTCTTTATGTAAGAGCTGTGCCATGAAGTGCATGGTTGTCATGGCTCCAGGTTTAGTAGTCCATGTTTTACCAGCGAATAGATCTTTCGATCTCTTCTGAGCCCAGTCATAACAGTAGTAGTAGAAGGCAGTAGATGTAGCTGAGTAAGGACTAGTCATCACGCACGGTTTGGCGAGCGACCTATCTGGCTCAAGCATTAACCACTTCCTTGCTCGTGGATCTTCACTCTTTCTCAATTTCTTAAGGACACTGGTCATTACTTCGGAGTAAATATCCTGTGGCCTATCACTTGAGATGAGGTTGACTGATCTGCCCATGTCCTCTGACTTGAGGAGGGCTGCATAATGTTGGATACCTGAGCACGTGCAGTCCAGCATTATGGGCAGGGTGCATTGATAACCCCAGCCATGTTGTTTGAACTCTTTATAAGTACGAGCGAAAGCAAGAAAGCACCAAGGCTTATCAGCTCTCATCCAAAACTCAGAGTTCAACCACGGGTCATTACCTGCCCCAGTAATTAATTGTTCATGCTCTAGTACCCAGTCAACACGAGTCTGCCAATCTGATTTACCTAATCCATAGAGGTTAGCCCCATGTATTCGTAACCAATTGAGTTCCTCTTCTGTGTTGATAGGTGTGCCTTCAGCAAATAAGAGAAGCGACCTTGATACATCATTACCTTGTGGGTTGAGATAAGGAGGGCGGTAATAGTAACGACCTCTGAAATCAAGGGACATAGGGAAATAAAATTTCTCTTCATCCTTGAATCTGCGTGCAACCCATAAGGTTTTAGCTTGACCTATGCGTGCGCCTTTGGTCTTGTCATTTCTCTCATGTATTTGCTTAGCTCTTTTCCTCCACTTGAATACACCTGGATCGTCTTCATCTAAGTGCTTAGGAAATGGAGGGACAGGCCATCCATCTCTAGGAAATAAGCACACAATTTCTAGGTTGTTGTCATAAGCATGTTCAACCTGATCAAGCATCCAGTTATTAACCATCCAAGCTACTGATTGATGGACATTTGCTGCCTTGATAAAAGGTTCATCACCTTTACAGTTCTTAGCTACGAGTTCATCATTACTCTTCAGTAATTTGAGGGGTAATTTGTAGTACCCACCATCAGGCCAAGGTCTAGGTTCAATCACCATCGGTAGATAGTTAGGTGTCATCAATTCTTGTTGTGCTTTAACATCCTTAATCCATGCCATGCACTCATCGGTTGCTTTAACTACCCGTCTTGCAGGTTTATAACCGTGGTCCTTGACGATTTGAATTAAGCCTGTCTCTTTAGCAATCAACTCAATAAGAAATACACCTGATGCCATCTTTTCCTTGGGCTGCCAGTTATCAGTCTACTTCATGTGTCTGATGGCTGCCATCTTGTGTGCTTTACGATTACGACCACGCTTGAATTTAATTAGTTCATCTTTCGATGCACGATCAAGCATGGTTTCAATCCAAAGCTTGTCTGCTAAGTCCATAGCTACTGAGTGCAGCGTTGGACATGAGCTAAGACTGTCGATAACAGTGCGAAGTGAACACGCTGCTACCTGTTGAGGTGGTAGGTGAATGATCGGAGAGAGCAAAGCAAAAGATCTACCTGCTACTCCCTTCTCTATTTTCTTTCTGATAGCTCGGAGATGGATAACTATCTGATCTATTCCATGTGCAGTGAGAGCTTCACCCCACTTGGAAAGGGACTCCATCTGTCCTCGCTTGCGTATGTTGGAGAGAAGTCTCACTCGATCGCAACCAAGCGTAAGCATCTCGTCCTCGTGAGCAAGCTCGTCTTGCAGGGTCTTCATCGGAATACCAAAGTAATTCTCGGAATCTGACTGTCACTACGTCTTAGTACTGGAATAGAGAGCGAATTCTCTAGCCCAATTTGCAGACAACCATTCTCCAATCATTGTTCTATTCAATTCAGAGATGCCAACGTCTTTAGCTTCTGCTAATTGAACGACCATCTCGTATTGAGTACGAGTAAGAGCACCTTGTAGCTTTACTAATGGAGAAGGTTCATGCTTAGGAGCTTGATACTCCTGTGTTTCTTGAGTAGTTTCTTCAGTCATGGAAATAGAATTTGCGTAAGGTTGATTCAATTAAAAGATTGTTGACTGTTGGTTCAGGAAATTCTTTTTTTAATAGACGTTGAAAATTCTTTTCCTCTATCTCTTTCCATGTTGCAGCCTCATCAGTTGGAGGCGAGTCAACAATCATTTGCCAATGCGTAGCTTCTTTAGGTATGTGTTCCCAGTTAGCTGACATTGACCAGTCACTCATGCGATAGAGAACATGGTCATCGTTGTTGGCATGTTTAGCGGTTGGTTTCTCTTTACTTAGAGGAACCCAAGGGTGATCGGACATGGTGGGTGGACATAAATTTTTCATGGAGGCCTGTATATAGGCCGTGTTGTGGATGATCAGGAAGGTAACGCTCGTCCCATATATAGAGGGCGTTCATCCTCTTCACTCTCCACTCGTTTTCTCTGATCCAGTTTCGGTCCATTGCTTAGGAGGATTCTTTAGTACATGCCTAGCGAAGTCACAATAAGCAACGGCATGTTGTGTATTTGGATGGTTTCCGAGGCTTTCACTCCACTCTCTAAAGAGGTCGTAAAGCTCACGGTTCCTGGCGTACTCACTCATAGGTAGTGCATAAAAAAAGAGGTGCATGAAGCCTTAAGTATGGTTCAGATACACCTCTAGGATTCCTATATGATACATATTGTTATCTTATAGGGTGAACAGGGGTACTAGGTTGGTTCTGTCTCATCTGTCTCATCTCTATCAATAATCCTAAAGAGAAGAACAATAGAAGGTAAATCATCAGAGACTTAAAGACATCCCACTTAGAAGGGACATAAGGTGATCGCATTGGCCCCCTATAGGTAGTCCTCTTCATATGTGGACAGTTTGTTTTTGTTAAAGCTGAAGCCTTTATATTCGGGCATTGGATGCTGCCTAAATCTTTCTTCTAGTTCCTCGTCCGTAATCTCATGGTGGAACCACTTGTCTACATAATGAGCAGTGATGTCGGCTTCAATTTGTGGATCGTTCATCTTCCATAAGCTCCTATGTTTTTAAGAAGAATAAAAAGGAGGATGCTTACGCATCCCCAGATGATGAATGATTCCATAATTATTCATTTGAATTAGATAGTTCTTCTAGTGTTGTCTTCTGTTCATCGGTCATTACTTCCTTCATATGGGAAGCAACATCCTCAACAGAATTAACCTCACTTAGTGCTACTTCCTTAGAAGTTTCACCATTAGAAAAAATAATAGAAGGCATGTTGGTAGAACCTAACGTGTTTAAAAATCCCTCAGTTAA